ACAAGCTCAACAAACTTATTACTTAGCCAATCAGTGGACAAAGATTGAAAGTAACATGTACACCCAATCGGTTTATTACGAACCAACAAGATTGGCCTCATTTTACGATTACGAATCTATGGAATATACTCCTGAAATTTCTGCGGCGTTAGACATTTATGGTGAAGAATCAACAACAGTGGATGAAAATGGATATATGTTACAAATCTATTCCGAATCAAAAAGAATCAACTCAATACTAGCCGATTTATTTAATAACGTGTTAGATATCAATACAAACTTACCTATGTGGGTAAGAAATACTTGTAAGTACGGAGACAATTTTGTTTATTTAAAATTAGATTCTGATAAAGGTATTGTTGGTTGTATGCAACTTCCAAACATAGAAATTGAACGTTTGGAAAGGGGTATGCCAGCTCAAGCGGCAAAACAAAACATCGAAGAACCTATTGAAAATAAAGGTTTAAGATTTAAATGGAAGGCTAAGGACATGGAATTCAATTCATGGGAAATGGCTCACTTTAGATTATTAGGGGACGATAGAAAACTTCCATACGGTACCTCAATGTTAGAAAAAGCAAGACGTATTTGGAAACAATTATTGTTATCTGAAGACGCGATGTTAATTTATAGAACATCAAGAGCACCTGAAAGAAGAGTGTTTAAAGTATTTGTCGGTAACATGGATGATAAAGATGTTGAGGCATATGTACAACGTGTCGCAAACAAATTTAAAAGAGACCAAGTTGTTGATAAAAATACAGGAAATGTTGATTTACGATTCAACCAAATGGCGGTTGACCAAGATTACTTTATTCCTGTAAGAGATTCCGCGGCACCAAACCCAATCGATACTTTACCAGGAGCTCAGAATTTATCGGAAATTGCTGATATTGAGTATATACAAAAGAAATTATTAACTGCGTTACGTGTTCCTAAAGCATTTTTAGGTTTTGAGGAAATTGTTGGTGAGGGTAAAAACTTATCGTTAATGGATATTCGTTTTGCAAGAACTATTAATAGAATACAAAAATGTATGATTGCTGAAATGAATAAAATTGCAATCATTCACTTATTCCTATTAGGATTTGAGGACGAGTTATCTAACTTTACATTAGGTTTAACTAACCCATCATCTCAAGCGGATTTATTAAAAGTTGATTTGTGGAAAGAAAAGATTTTACTTTACAAAGATGCGGTGACCGCTATCGAAGGTATTGCACCTGTATCAGTTTCATGGGCCAAAAAACATGTGTTAGGATTCTCTGATGAAGAAATTAAACTTGATTTACAACAACAACGTATCGAGAAAGCGGTTGGTGCTGAGTTAACAAATACCGCGACAATCATAACTCATTCAGGTATATTTGATAATGTTGATAAATTATACGGTAATAAATCAGGGTCAACTGCAAACGCAGGAGGAGCCCCACCACCACCTCCTGGAGGTGATGAAGGAGGAGGAGGGGAATCAATGCCACCGCCACCACCCCCAGGACCTGAGCCAGGCGGAGATGCGGGAATAACACCTGAGTCATTCAAGAGAGATAACTTAAAAATTCTATTAGAATCAAACTCATTAACGGACGAAGACTCGTATATTGATTTGTCCAAAGGAAAAAATTCTTTAGGAGAAATAGAGTCTCAGTTGAGTAAACTTCTAAAAGATTGATATTTATAATAAAAAAACGAAAATGATTAAGTTTGGTATATTAAAATCTAAGATAGAAAAAGTTTTATTAGAATCATATTCTAACGATACTTTTAAAGACGAATTAAAGAATTTTAAAAAGTTGGTATTGGAAAATAAAAATATCAGTAAGATATTTTATCTGTACGATGAATTGAGTTCTAAAAAGGGTTTAAACGAAAATACGGTTAATGATTATATACACGAGTGTATTACTATGTATGAAAATTCTATTAACAAAATTAAACCTTCCGATTTAAATAATCTAAAGACTTGGGTTGGTAATGTTAAATCAGAAAACCTATACGAAACTGTCGATGGGTTATTTTCAACTGACGTATTAACTATTGAGTCTAAAATCAAAAGTAAAAAATTAATCAAAGAATCTTTAATGGTTGCAAAACCGATTAGTAAAGAAATTATAAAATTACCACTAACTACAATGGTAAGTGTTGCTAATAAAACAATCTCAAGTTATATCGATGGATTAGACGAATCTGAAAAGAAAGATTTAATGAAATTTTTATCTACAGATGATTCTGTATTAAAAGAAAATTTTGATTCAATTAAAGGAGAGGTAATTGTAAAACTAAAAACCCTACAAGAGGGTTCTGATATTGGCACATTAAATACAATTACCGAAACAATTGAAAAAGTTGAATCAGAAAAGTATGACAAACTATCTTACTTTAAATTAAAGAATCTTAAAGAAACTCTTTAATCCTCGTTAGATTTGTACTTTTGTTGAACGTATTTTGCTTTCTTCATCATTTCTCTATTTTTCACAGAATCTTTAACGAATGTTTTACGCATATTTAGTTCAGACATTTGTCTTGTTTTAATGACCTTACTTTTGTACATTTTTAGGGCTCTTTCGATATTACCCTTTTCCACTTTGATTATTAGCATATAATTACAAATATCTTCCCATTTTAATTTATTTTGACTATTGGAACAAATATACCTATTTTTTTGGAAAATAAACTATAAAAATATGGAAATTAATGAAAAAGGGGAAAACCTCGCAAATCCAAGGATTCAAGTCTACAAAAGTCGTATATGGCACAGTAGACTCAATAAACTTTAAATCACTTTATTTAAATCTTCAAACATGGGTAGAACCAATAAAAGACACAGAGAATTGGAACAGGGTTGTTTTAAATCTAAGTCGGGAAATAAGACACATTGTACATAATAGTCTTGATAGACTCTTATTTGATGACAACTTCATTGTTGATTTAGATTTACGCTCAAGTGGATTATCAACAGGAAAAAAATCATTCTTAAATTTAGAAATTAACATTTACTTGAAAGAACAAGATACGGACTTCAAATCAATTAGATTACGAGATTCTCTGAAAAAAATGACAAAAGACATTCTACAACAAAGTTTTAATGAACACGAGTACTTTAAGTTTTACCCAACTAAAAATGGGAAAAGAAAAGAATTAGTGACACAAATAGACAATCTTTAATATTTATAATTAAAATTAAAGATGAATCTAAAAATTATAAAACCTGGTGAGTCAGGTAAAGGAATATTAGTCGAGTATGATGCGGGATACATTTCACCAAAAAGTGAACAAAACTCTTACATATTAGAATCAACAAATATGTTGGACCATTCTAAACCATTTGAGTTTTATGCGGTTTTACAAAAATATAATACACCTAATAGAAACGGTAGAATATATCCTGAACGTATCCTTAAAAGAGAGGCAGACAATTATAAAAAACTAATTCAAAAGGGAACCTCTTTATCTGAGTTAAATCACCCCGAATCATCATTAATTGATTTAGACCGAGTGTCTCATTTAATTACAGATGTTTGGTGGGAAGGACCAACCTTAATGGGTAAACTAAAATTATTGACAAGTCCAGGGTTCCACGAAAGAGGAATTGTATCGACTAAAGGAGATATGGCGGCAAACTATTTAAGACAAGGTGTAACCCTTGGTATCTCATCAAGAGGTGTTGGGTCTTTAAAAAAGATTGGAGAACAGAATGAAGTACAAGACGATTTTGAATTAATCTGTTTTGATTTAGTATCTTCACCATCAACACCAGGAGCATATCTATTCTTAAATAAAGAAGATAAAGGTAATTTTGAAGAGAACATTGAAGAAGAAAAAAGAATGTCTGTAGAAAGACATGTCGGAGAATCAGGAAACAAATCGCTTGACTTAATGAAGAAATTGAACGATTATTTAGGAAACAGATAAAAAAATTATTAAACATGGAACAAGGAGAAAAGTATTTCGTAGCAAAAGTTACAATTGATTCAGTAGATTCTGAAACAGGAAAAGTTAAAAAATTGAGAGAAGAAAAATTAGTGAACGGATTCACACCAACTGATGTTGAGGCGAAAATAACTAAGATTTTTGAGTCGTATACCCAAGATTGGAGAATTACGGCAATTGTTGAAAGTAAAATTGATGAAGTGATAGAGTAAATTAAATTTCAATAATAAATTAAAAGGAGACCCAAAAGGTCTCCTTTTTTATTTTTTGTCAAATGGGTGATATTTATTAAGTAATAAATAAACCGATTGGAATTGGGTTAAATTAAACTTTTTTCACAATTGGTAATATTTATATATAAAAATATATAACTCACAATGGCAAAAGAAAAATCATTAGTAGAAGATGCAATCATTCAAATGAAAAATTTGGAAGAAGCGGTTGCCGAAAATGCAAAAGGAATACTTGCTTCAACAATGTCGCAAGAAATCAAAGAATTGGTAAAAGAATCTCTATTTGAACAAGAATCAGATGACGAGGTTGAAGACGATGCTGATATGGACATGGACATGGATGACATGGATATGGATATGGACGCAGATAACCAAGATACAGACGTTGAAGACGATGACATGGAAGATGACATGGGAGATAGCCTTATGGGTGATGACGACATGGCAGAACCTATCGACTTAACTAACAAATCAGACGAAGAAGTTCTTCGTGTATTCCAATTGATGGGACCTGATGATAATATCGTAGTAACGAAAGACGCTGGCGGTAATATTAATCTTAAGGACAATCAAGCAAACAAAGAATATATGATTGTTGGTGAAGGAATGGAAGACATGTATGACGATGATGAAGATGAAGATGAAGATGTAGAAGAGTTTTACGAATCTGATTCTAATATTGATGACATCGTTGCAAAAGTTTTTGACGAGGACGACTCCGAAGAAATGATGGAAGACGAAGACATGTTTAACTCAGAAGAATTTGACGAGGAAGAAGACATGGTTGACGATGCTGACATTGACCAAGTTGTTTACGAAATCGCATTTGACGATGAA